TCTTTGGCGTCGTTACGCTGGCTGCTGATTTCAAAAGTCCATCGTAGCGGCGCTTCTGCATGCTCCACCGCCAGCGTGAAGACGTTGGGGTAGGTTTCGATGTCGTACACATAGTCGTTACTCATTACTCTTACCAATCAGGTGGGGCTTACTAACGGCTCAAGTGATCCCGTCTATCACCGCTTTCAGCCCCGATTCAGTTACTGACCGCCCAAAAAGGAGGGCAGGCCGGGTTGTGCAAACGGTGCAGCAGGCATACCGAAACCACCATTGGGGGCAGCTTGAGCTTGTGCCGGGTTGGACACAGCGCCGAACAAACCAGACGCATCGGTAGCACCTTCGCCAAACGGTGTGTCATCACCAGCAAACTGGACAGCAATCAAGTCGCAGCGGATGCCACGGCCAACCTTGTTGTCCTGTGGCCAAGGCTTGATAGCAGCGTTAACTCGGCAACCACCGTACATTTTGCGTGCTAACTGCTGATAGGCCATCGTGTTCGATGGGTCAACAGGTGAGCCGTCAGCTTGGATCATTTGCGGCGCAGTGTCGCGGCCAGCAGTGATGTAGATGTTGCCAGCATAACCATCGTAGGGCTGCATGGTTTTGCGGCTAATCTTTTCCTCACCACGACCAAAGCAGCGGGTCTGGCGGTCGTTCTGAATCATTTGCATAACGGCGTGGGCGTGCTCTTTACACTTCTCCAATGCAATAGCGCCATAACGTGCCATGAATTGAGCGAAGCCGGGGTGATCTTGCGGCATCAAGAACTCAGCGTTGTAGCTGATGCGAGTGGCACCAGTGGCCTCGTTGACCTGCTTTTGAGGTTCTGCGAGGTGGGGGAAAGACAAACGGACATTGGACAGAAAAATGATGTCGGACATAACGATTACTCCATTGATTTACGAAAGCCACGAGGGCAGGGATTCGGCAGCGGGTGCTGCCTGAACTGCGCTAAACAGCGGCGCAGCGTTGGTGATGACAGCAGGGCGGCTGTCAGATTCAGGGGCGACGGTGAGCTTGCCAGCCATCTTGACCACGTACTCTTGCTCCATGCGCTTGAGTTGGCGATCAGTCAGGGTGACCTTAGAGCCGTCCTTCTTCTCCCATGTCAGCTTCTCAGCCTTGGCGGGAGACACGAGTTTGGTTTCATAGATCGCGGTCTTGGGGATGCCCATCTTCACGAGCTTGTCGGCCATCTCAGCTTCGGGCAGTGCCCATGCACGAGAGCCACGACCATTGACCAGCTTGATGCCGGGGATGGTCTGACCAGCTTGCAGGCGGCGCAGTGCTTCGGCTTCGACACCTTCGAGCAACTGGCGCATCAGGGGAGCAGCTTCCATGATCTGGGCGATCTGGGCATCGTCCATCGTGGACGGGTCTTTATCGGCACTTTGCTGTGCGACATCGAGTGTTTGCGTTACAACTGGCTGGAACATGATTCCCACCTCTTTCATTACGTTACTTGCCAGCGCAGAGCATGAACCCTTTGCACGGCAGAATTTACATTGACTTTCACCCGGTACGAGCGGTGCATCTGGTTTGTCAGTTGCAGCAGCTTGCGAGATGATTGTACCCATGTTTGCCAGCAAGTCACGCACCGACACATCATGCGATGTGATGGGTGCCATGCCACGCAGGGCCAGCTTGGGCTGAATGATCGTCATGCGAACTGTCTTGAACGGATAGTCACCGTTAACGGGCAACTTGTAGCCAGCCAATACACCATAGGCATACTGTTCAAGCTGCAAGTTGCCTTCGGCGCTAACAATTCCCATGCCGTCTTTGTAGTCGATCAACTCAAGGATTTCGTACCCTTGAATCTGCACGTCCACAGTGCCTGACAAGTCGTCACGACCGAGCAGGTGCGCGGGGTCAACACGAGTCTCGCTGATCACTTTGGGGATCAAGAACGGTGTGGACTCCTCGGCCACGCGCTTGGCGATGTAGTCAAGGGCAGTCTGCACACGGGCCGCACGGTCAGCGTCTGGAATAAACGGGCCTTCATGGTCAACCATTTGTTTACCGATAAAGGTAGCAGCCGGTTTAGATGTATTGATACACATCTCCAGCAGCGCGTGGCTGTGTGTCCCGTCAATGGCAGCAGGGCCGCTGTCTTGCTCGGGGTATTTGGCCTCCTCTCGAATGCTACCGGGGCACAAGGCCCAACGGTTGCGCTTCGATGGGGACAGTTGGGCGTGGGTGCTCATGATTGATCCTTCCCATAACCATTTAGATCACGATGTAGACCAGTCCACTGACAATCAAGGCATTGCGATGGTGAATCATCGTCTTGCGTCTTCATGCTGTGGCAGTAATGCTCCATTGTGTTTGCCATAAAGGTTTGCCAGTGCTGAAGCGTTACCTGTTCGCTCATGCACTCAGGGCAACGTAACTCGCTCACTTGAGTGCTTCCACACCAGCAAACAACTGACCGTAGTGCTCTGGCTTCACATCGTTGATGTTCTGGTAACCCAGACCCACCAGTACGCCTTGAATCTGTGCGCCCTTGGCAGCGCCGAGTGCTTTGTACGAGGCCATCACATAGTCAATCAGACCTTTGCCGTCAGAGAACGGTGCTCCACCCGTAGCCTGTGGGGCAGGGGCAGTCACAGGTGCAGGAGCCACGAATGTGGGGGGTGCAGGCATAGCAGGTGCTACCACAGGAGCAGGTTGGGCCAAAGGGGCGGTCACCACCGGGGCAGCTTGTACCACAGGGGCGGGTGCTGGTGCAACAGGTGCAGGTGCTGCTACATTGCTCGACTCCAGCTTGGCAGTCAGGGCGACCACAGCAGCAGTGAGGGCTTCGATTTTATTTTCCAGTGACATAAAGTTTCTCCAAATTACGGGTTACAGGGGGTTGAATTGTGAGGCGGTCTTCAACGAACGCCTCGACGATTTCACGATGCACTTCGCTCGGGGTTCCGATCTTTCGTGCTTTCTCATGAAACTTGGTGCGCGTCTTGTCTGTCACTCGGACAGTCATAAACGCTGATTTTGGTGGGTGTGTCATAAATAATTTCCTTGACCGTTGACGCAAGTGTAGCAGACTGTGATACGATTGTGCAACGGTTTTGAAAAATATTTTGAAATAAAAAAGCCCCGGTGGTTAGACCGGGGCTTCAAAAGGAGAAAAATACATGAAAGACACACTGGCAACTGCATTCACCAGCGGACACATTTTATGACAGCAATCCCCACAGTGCAAGCACACCCGGCGTCCATTGATGCCTATATCAGACACGGCTGGTCACTTGTGCCCATCCCATCAGGCACCAAAGGCCCACGCACACCCGGCTGGAACGTCAAGGCCAACGCCCTCAAGTCGCAAGCTGATCTGCCCAGTGGCTTTGGTATCGGCTTGGCCCACGCCTACTCTGGCACGATGGCACTGGACATCGATGAGTGGAGCAGCACGGCCTCTGCACTCAAGGCCCACAACATCGATCTGCAAGCGTTGTATGATGCCAACGATGCTGTCATCGTGGACTCGGGCAGGGCTGGTCACGGCAAATTGTTGTACCAGATGCCCTTTGGCCTCGCGCTGCCGTCCAAAAAGATCACCATCAACGGGGTCACAGCATACGAGCTGCGCTGCGCCACGGCCAACGGCCTGACGGTGCAAGATGTCATGCCCCCATCGATCCACCCCGACACGCTCCAGCCTTACCGCTGGGCTGGCAAGGGCCACTGGACACGCCTGCCCACCATCCCCCAAGCCCTGATCGATCTGTGGCAGACCCTGTTGTCTCAGGATAAAGAGCGCAACATCGGCACCGGCGATGCGGTCGATGCGTCATGGGAAGACATCCGCACGGCCTTAGAGGCCATCAGCGCCGACTGTTCCCGAGAAGAGTGGGTGACCGTGGGCATGGCACTCAAGTGGGCCGGTGAGCAGACCGATCAGCTTGACCAAGCCCTGACGCTGTGGAACGACTGGAGCATGCCCTCGGCCAAGTACCCCGGCGACAAAGAGATCCTCAAGCAGTGGGACAGCTTCAAGAACGACAAAGCCACAGCGGTCAAGCTGGGCAGTTTGTTCCACATCGCCAAGCAGCATGGCTGGGTGCGCCCCATGCCTGACATCTCGAGTTTGTTCTCGGCAGTGGGAGCACCCGCCGACCCAAAATCAGTCATCGTTGACCTGCGGCCACGGCCACCGATGATGGACATCTCCCTGTGGCCTGCCGTTATTGCCCGCCGTGCTGAAGAGGTCGGGCAGACCGTGGGCTGCGACCCACTGGTGCCCTTGTTCGCTGGGTTGGCCGCTGTCTGTGGGGTGGTGGATGCCCGCACCCGACTCGAGTTGATCAAGGATTTTAAGGTGCCCCCGGTCCTGTGGCTGATGACCATCGGTGCCCCAGCCGACAAGAAAACCCCCGGCTCGGCCCCCATGCTGGCCCCGCTCAAGCACCTCGAGATCGAGGATCGCCCACGGTTTGGTAAGGCGCTGTTGGAGTGGGAGGGCCAAGAGGCCATGTTTGCGTCCAGCAAAAAGGCTTTCCTTGAGTTCTCGGCCAGCCCCGAGGCGATGCTCTCAGGCGATCAGGCACCACAGGTGTATGAGCTGCCACCCCAGCCCGTGCCCCTTCGCATCACGGTGGACGATGTGACCAGCCAGAAGCTGGTGCGCTTGGCGGCTGACCGCCCTCGCGGCCTGCTGTGCGCCCTCGATGAGATGAACAGTTGGGTCAGGAAGCTCACCGACAAGGCCAGCGGTGAAGACCGCTCGGCATGGGTCAAGGCTTACGAGTCGTCGTCCTATGAGATGGACCGGGTGGGCAGCGGCTCGATCTTTGCAGAGAATCTGGCCGTGTCGATCTACGGCAACATCCAACCTCGCGTGTTCCGTGAGAACCTGCACAACCTCTCCGCTGACGGTCTGGTGCAGCGCTTTGTGCCCTGCATCCTGAACGGCAACCTGACCCGCAAGCCCGTCGAGATCCCCGACTACCTGCTGAACAAGGACCAGTGGGAGCAGACCCTGCGGATCGTGTTCGCCCTGCCAGCTACCACCTACCAGTTGTCCCCCGAGGCCAAAGCCGTGTTCCAAGAGTTCCAAGACTGGTACGACGCGAAGCGCCACGATGAGCGACTGTTGCAATCAGACGACACCTTTATGACCGCCTTCGGCAAGATCGAGGGGTTGGCTGGTCGGCTTATGCTCATGTTCCACTTGATCGAGGCACCTTTTAGCCCCACGGTGTCTGCTGACATCGCCCGCCGGGTGGTCCAGACTGTGCAGTCCTATGTGGTCCCGGCTTACCGGTATGCCCTGAGTGAGTTGTCCGGTGCGTCCAACTTCGACACATGGCTGCGGGACTACATCATCCAGCATGCCGACGAGTCGACCATCACGATGGCTGAGATCAAGCGCTCGGCCCGCCGCCAGATCGAGAAGGTGAACGTGTGGCAGCAAGACCAGATGATCTACGGTGCCATGTACCCACTCGAGCAGGGCCACTGGGTCATGCGGATGGATGACGGCTCCAAAGAGAACCAGCACCACGCCCAGTGGGCCATCAACCCTGCACTGGCCGTTGAATTCAAGGATCACCGCAAGGCTGTGATCGATGCCAAGCAGCGCCAGCTCGATGAGATCTACAGGCTGTCTAGAAAAGAAAAGCCCCGGGTACACGGGGCTGAGTTGCTCGATTGATTAAGCCCCGCAAGGGGCTTTTTCACATGGGTGCCTCGGGTAGTTGTTCACGCTGCTGTCGGGCATAGTCTTCGATTTGCTTCTTGGTCCACGGCACAGGGCCGGTGGGTGGTGGGAAGGGCCATGTCATTTCCGTGCCTCCTTGCGTCCTTTTTCGATAAGCTCCCGGGCATAGGACTGGTCCTCTGGCCTCTCGCTGGACAGCATGGCCCGCAGCTTGTAGGCGATGGCCCGTGCGCTCTCGGTTGAGTGGGCGCGTTCGTACCGTGCGCCCTCGCTGATGTATTCGGATTCAGTGTGATTCATTTGATTTCATTTCCAATTTCAGAAAAGTTTCGATTCGCTTATAAAGGGCTTTTTTGCCCAGAGGGTTTGCGTCCGCGCTTGGCAGGCACCACATCCACGGGGGCGGGGATCAGCGCGGCCAAGAGGGCAGGGGCCAGCGCTTCGATCATGCCAAGTACATCGAGCAGGCGGGTGGCTGCTGCACTGGGTGCCCGGGTACCGGCTTGCCATTTTCGCAAAGTGAACACGGGCACCCCCAGCAACCCGGCGCACTGGGTTTCGGTTAACTGGTGGCGGGTGATGATCGCGGCCAGCGCGGCCACAAAATCGGGGTTTGCAGGGGGGTTTTTATCGGTCATGGGGGGTTACCTAGGGTTAGGGTCAAAAAATGCCCCTAGGGCTAACCTAGGGGCTGGGTTACGGGGTTTGCAGGGGATCAACTATCCCATGCGGCCAGAATCAGGGCGACGATGGCCGAAACGATTAACGCGCTCATTCATCATTCCCCGGGTATGCCCGCTCATAACGGGCAGCGGCCAACTCTTCGCGTAAATTTTCGATATCGGCCACGGCTTGCCCAAGTGCCCGCTGCAAGTCATCGATGCGGGCAAATAGTCGGGCAGTGCCCGGGTAGCCCTCACTGTAGGCTAGAGCTTCGGCTTCGCATGCGGGCAGGGTTTCGAGATTAAATGACATTTTCGGGGTCCTTTTTGGTTTGGGCTTCAGCCAGTACCCGGGCAAACCGGGGCAGGCCAATGCGGGTTACGGTAGCGTCAAGATCCACCAGTGCAGCGGCCCGGGCTTGGGTAACGGTCAACCCGCGCGACGATACGGGCATACCCTTATAGGTGGCCAAAACCCAGCATACCCGGTACCCGCTCACTGGGTCCGATACGATCCAATCGCCTTTTCCGGCTAGGACCGGCTCACGATGCAAAGCAAGCCGCCAAGTATCGGACCCGGCCAAGTAAACGATGGGGTAATACTGCACCGGCTCACGTACCCCGTTAGCCCGGATCATTTGGAAAATTTGTTTTTTCATGCGGCCACCTTTAGTCGGATAACCCGGGCCATTTTTTGGCCGTGGGCAGGGTAGCAGATAAGCGGGATCGATTTGTCCCAGCATGCGCGGCACCCGCTGCACTGGCCGTTATGCTCATAAGCCCGGCACAGTGACGCGCCCGGGTGTTCTTGGAAAGTGTCAGCGCTGGGGCCGATAACGGATCCGTGCAGGCCCGGGGTGTATTCCCCGGTGATTGAATCAGCGGAAAACCTGACCGATACATTGGGCAGCGCTTTCATTTGATCCAACACCATACGGAATTTTGGGAATTTATACATTCGAGTTGGCAACCAGTGCGTGCACCACGGGGTACGCTGCATCACTTCGAGTACTTTTTCAGCGAGTGCCAATGAGTACAGGTCCCCAGAATCAAGCCAGCGGAAATATCGATCCCGCTGCAATTCGGCCACCATTTCATCAGCCCATTCGATGCGCTGCCAATCAAGCCGGTTAAATTCCCGGGGGGCTTTCACGTTCGCGAAAACGTAATTCCCAGTAGTGGCATAGCAGCCCTTACATGCGTCAACCAATACCCCGGGCGATTCAATGGACCCCGGGCAGGTGTCCAGCGCTTGCAGGGACCATGAGCGGATCCCGTCGAGTTTTGAGGTTACAGAGATTTTGGGCATTACAGTGCCCCCCGGGTTTTAAGTAGTTGATCGATCCCGGCAACTAAAGAATCGATATCTTTAGCCCAGCGATTCACGCCCCCGGTGTAGTCTTTCAAGTGCTGGGCAGTGCGGTACATGTAGCCCAGTGAGCCGCATCGTTCGGTGTTGACATAAACGATAGCGTCGCCCAGCGAGATAAACCCGCTGCAACCCCGTTTGTCGTCGTTTACTCGAATGTTTTTCAGCGTCACGGTGTGCGCTGGGGTAAATCGGTTTTTAAGTTTTGTTGAAAGAATCAGCATTTCAAACCCCCTTACGTGCAGACAGGCGCACGGTGGAATAGGGTGCACCGTTCGACGTGTGCGCTGCTATTTCCTTGTCAGTGGCACCCAGTGAAAGCGCGAGGGCTTTCCAATCCACCGATTCACGGCCCGGGCAGTGCGACACCGTGGCGCGGAATAGCCCCCCATCGATAGCGGGCACCCCGGCGAGAATCAATTCACCTTTAAGAATTTCCGATTCATCGGCGATATTGGCAGCAGTGGCTTTCAGCGCACCCAATCGGTCAACGATAGCGCCCAAAGTTTGCAAAGTTTCGTTTTTCATGGTTTCAGGTCCTTTTACGGTTACGGGTTACAAGGGGAACAATGCACCCAGCGAGTGCAGCAAAACAGCGGCCAGCGCTAGGCCAATGGTCACGGCCAGCGCGATATCTTTAAACGTGGTTTTCATGGTGTCAGTCCTTACAAGCTTACGGGTTACAAGGGTGCCCGGGCTTTCACCGGGCAGCGGGTTTCAAACGATGAATTCAGAATGGCTCACGACGCTATAGGCCAGCGCCACGGCCATAATTTCATTTTGACTTTTGGCAGTGCGTGCAGCGCGATAGAGGGCAGACAATGCGCGGGCCAGATAGTCGGTGCCCAAGCCAGCGGCATGCATGGCAATGCAGCGAGAGATTTCACGAGTTTCGGATTTGGTCATGGTGTCAGTCCTTTTACGGTTACGGGTTGTTGATGGAATGAATTATAACCCACTGGGTCACGGTGTCAACCCCCAGCGAGAAAAAAAGATTGTAGGTGTTTTCCCTGACCCGCTGGGTGCCTTTTTGTGCCCTTTTTGTCAGTGCGTCATTTGTGACTTGTGGAGAGGTAAGGGATTCTGGGATTCTGAAAAAAAAGACCTATTTCAAAAAGTCGTATTTTTTTGTTCGCCCGCGCGATGTCACCGGCGTACCACTGCCCCCCTTTTTCCCCGGTTTTTCGATTCCCTGACCCAGCGGGTGCGCTATGCACTGACCCAGCGGGCTAATGAATAGCCCAGGGGGTTTGCATTAACCTAATGACCCAGCGGGTCAGTGCGTCATTTGTGACTGATGTTTTTGTGACACCCCCGTGACGCGCCCGTGATACAAAAAACCCCCGTACCACTCGATAACGTGACCCAGCGGGTGCGCTGGTATGCGTGACCCAATGGGTGCATGGGGTGCGCGTGATGCTGGGGTGCGCTGGTGCCCGGTGGCCGGGGTGCGTGATGCTGGGGTGCGTTGGTGCCCGGTGGCCGTGGGCGCTGCGGGTCAGCGCGTGACCCCGCGATGCCCTTGCGCCCGAGGCCCCCCGGGTAGGGCCGGAGGCAGGGGGCCTGCGCTGGCGGCGGTACCCCAGACAATTTTTTTATTTTTTTCAAATGAACCATAGACCCAATGGGTAAATTGCACCATCAGCAACATATGTGCTACCCTATAGGCACTATGGACACATCACAACCCCAATCCGTAGGCGCAGATGTCGCACATCAGCAGACACAACTCGAACTACCAGACTGGCTCGACCCTGCGCCGCTAAAGCCCTCACCCCAGAGCAGGGCGCTCACCCTCGTGCAGTACGAGCAGGTGTTCATGCGGGCCATCGACTCGATTGCCCACGGCATGTCCCTGTCCCAAGTCTTACGAGACGATCAGCGGGACATTGACTACAACGACTTTTATCGCTGGATCAAAAGAGATCCTCAGCGCAAGCAACTCTTTGACGAAGCCCAAGAGCTGCGTACCGAATTCATGGCGGGCGAGATCATTGAGATTGCCGATGCCGACGACTCGCTGGAAGATGTCAACCGCTCCAAGCTCAAGATTGACACGCGCAAGTGGCTCATGGGAGCGCACAACAAGAAGTACAAGACCACGACCAACATCGAGATGACCGGTGGGATCAGTATCACCGAAGCACTGGCTGCGGCGCAGTCGAGGATCATCGACGCTGATGTGACGGATGTGGAGGTAAAAGAGTAATGCAAAAACCCCGGTACTCGCCCGAAGAAGAGCAAACGCTGATGACCCAGCTTTGGAGTCCGCAGGTTGCGGATAACCCAGAGACATTTGTGCTGTTTGCGTTCCCTTGGGGTCAAAAGAACACACCCCTCGAGCACTTCAAAGGACCACGGGCTTGGCAGAGAAGAGCACTGCGTAAGATAGCCGATCACATCAAGGCCAACAGAGGTCAAATGGACATGGACGCGCTTAGGCGGTCTGTTAGCTCGGGCCGGGGGATCGGGAAGTCGGCACTGGTGAGCTGGCTCATCTTGTGGATGCTGTCAACCCGTATAGGCAGTAGCGTCATCGTGTCGGCTAACAGCGAGAACCAGTTGAGAACGGTGACTTGGGGTGAGCTGACTAAGTGGGCCACCATGAGCATCAACTCCCACTGGTGGGAACCATCGGCCACCAAGCTCGTGCCCGCTCAGTGGCTAACCGAGCTGGTCGAGCGTGACCTCAAGAAGGGCACCCGGTACTGGGCCGCTGAGGGTAAGCTCTGGTCTGAGGAGAACCCCGACTCGTATGCCGGTGTGCACAACCACGACGGCATGATGGTCATCTTTGATGAAGCGTCAGGTATCCCTGATGGCATCTGGTCAGTGGCTGCGGGCTTCTTTACAGAGAAGATCCTCGACCGGTACTGGTTCGCGTTCAGTAACCCACGGCGTAACACCGGGTACTTTTTCGAGACATTCCACGGTAAACGGGACTTCTGGGACGGCGAGATCATCGATGCCCGCACAGTCGAGGGCACCGACAAGGCCGTGTACGACCAGATCATCGCCGAGTACGGCGAAGACTCCATACAGGCCCGGGTCGAGGTCTACGGTGAGTTCCCCGCAGCCGGGGAGGACCAGTTCATCTCGCCCGTGGTGGTCGAGGATGCGTTCAAACGGCCACCATATAAAGACATGACAGCCCCTATCGTGATCGGCGTGGACCCGGCCCGGGGCGGCATGGACAGCACCGTGATCTTGGTGCGCCAAGGGCGGGACATCGTGTCGATCAAACGCCTCAAGGGTGAGGACACCATGAGCGTGGTGGGCCACGTGATCGATGCCATCGAGGAGTTCAAGCCGGTTTTGACCGTGATCGACGAGGGTGGCCTTGGCTACGGGATTCTTGACAGATTGACCGAGCAGCGGTACAAGGTGCGCGGGGTTAACTTTGCTTGGAAAGCGAAAAACCCTATCATGTGGGGCAACAAACGGGCCGAGATGTGGGGTGCCATGCGCGATTGGCTCAAAACTGCCTCGATTCCGACCGACAGGCAGCTCAAGAACGACCTGATTGGCCCCATGAAGAAGCCCAACTCGGCTGGCACCATTTTTTTAGAGGGGAAAAAAGAGATGAAATCGCGTGGTCTTGCCTCTCCAGATGCCGCCGATGCACTGGCCGTAACATTTGCATTTCCCGTGGCAAGCCGTGGGGAGTACAATTCGCGCAACATAACGCGCACGATCAACATGGACCGCAGCGCGGCATCAACTGGATGGATGGGAAGTTAATCATGGCAACAAAACCCGGACTCTACGCAAACATCAACGCTAAACGCGAGCGCATCGCAGCAGGCAGTAAAGAAAAGATGCGCCAACCCGGCGACAAGGGTGCGCCAACGGCCAAAGCGTTCAAAGAATCAGCCAAGACTGCGAAGAAGAAATGACACTAAAAGCCATGCAAAACTGCCTCATCATCGAGGTAGATGTCGAAAAACATGCGATGTTTGAGCTACTTTCGACAGAAAAGCAAGAAACGGGTATAGTCGTGTCTGCTGGCCCTGATTGCAAAGAGCTAAAAGTTGGCGATCATCTATACTTCGGTGTAGGGCAAGAATTCAAGCATGAAGGCAAGGATTATGTTGTCATGCGTGAGCCTCACGTATTAGGAGTCCTGAATGGCTGACCCAACTGGCATGGTTGCTGCGGCTAACGTAGCAGCCGGTGGCAAACCCCCGAAATCTGACTCAGACGTTCTGACCGTCGCCCGTGCCCGCCTCGATATGGCGGTGTCGGCGCTAATGGAGTCACGCGAAGACGAGATCGACGACCTGCGTTTTTACGCTGGCTCACCCGATAACCACTGGCAGTGGCCCGCCGATGTGCTGGCAACCCGTGGTGCGGTGCAAGGTCAGACCATCAACGCCCGCCCCACGCTCACAATCAACAAGCTGCCCCAGCACGTGCGTCAGGTCACCAACGACCAGCGTCAAAACCGCCCCGGTGCCAAGGTCATCCCTGTGGATGACAACGCCAATGTGCAAGTGGCCGAGGTGTTCAACGGCATGATCCGTCACATCGAGTACATCTCGGACGCTGATGTGGCCTATGACACCGCCTGCGAGAACCAAGTGGCCTACGGCGAGGGCTACATTCGCCTTTTGACCGAGTATTGCGACGACAACACGTTCGATCAAGACATTAAGATCGGTCGCATCCGCAACAGCTTCTCGGTCTACATGGACCCGCTCATTCAAGACCCCACAGGCGCTGATGCCAAGTGGTGCTTTATCACCGAAGACGTGACAAAAGCTGAATTTGAGCGCATGTACCCCGATGCCACGCCCATCACGACCCTTCAGTCGCTTGGCGTGGGTGATCAGTCCATCAGCAACTGGCTCAACGAAGACACAGTGCGGATTGCCGACTATTACTACATCGACTACGACAAAGCCACGCTGAACTTGTACCCCGGCAACGCTACGGCGTTTGAGGGCACCCCTGAAGACAAAGAACTCCGCGCTGTGTACGGCAAACCCAAGCGCAGCCGGGTGTCTGAGCGTCCAAAGGTCAAGTATTGCAACATCAACGGCTACGAGATCCTCG